GTTGTCCACCGGGGCTGGCATGGCTGGGCCGGCCATACCCTCGGGCAGCGCATCGTACTGGGCGCCGAAGCTGCCGGTGTCGAGCTTTTGCTGCACCGCGCCGCGCTGGTTGAGCGGCACGCCCAGGCGGTTCATCACCTGGCCAAGTGCGTCACTCTGCAGCGCCAGCTTGTGCTGGTCGAGCTGCGCCTCTGAACCGTACTTATTGCCCTGCATGTTGGCGGCATAGGTCTTGGCCGACTCCTGTTCGGCTGCCGCCCTGGCCTGCTCGCGCGCCTGCGGCCCCAGCACGAACGCCTTGAACAGGTTGCCAAGTCCAGTCCCAGCGGCCTGGCCGCCATCGAGGGTGAAGCTGCTCATTGGAATCCTCGCATAAAGCTGTTGACGCCATTTTTGAATGCCCCCGCGCTGTTCCACAGGCTGCCCGTGCCCATACCTGCCTCTGAGGCGGCCAGCATGGCGGTCTGCTGGGAGCCGGCGGTGGTGCCGTACTTCGCAGCGGCGCCGCTGTTGCTCAAGCTGCTGCCACCAGCGGCCAAGCCGGCGGTGCCTGCGGTCTGCAGCAGCGAGCCAATGAACATCTTGGCGGGGTCCACCTGGCCGGCCTGGTTGATGGCGATGTTGTCGGCGCCTGCTTGGCCGCGCGAGAAACCGGCGAGCTGGTCGATGCCCTGGGCGGTGTTTGCCACCCGCAAGCCCTCGTTCATGCGCAGGCGCCCGGCGCTGCTGGTCTTGCCCAGCAGCCTGGCCAAGGCCTCCATGCCCTTCATCGACTCCACATCACTGCGCGCCTTGGCCGTGGTGTAGTCGGCCGACACGTTGCCTTGCGTTTCCTGCTGCTGCGAGCGGATGGCCTGGCTCTCGCTGACTGGCGCGGCCAGCTCCTGCGTGAGTTGGTCGGCCAGCTGATCCTGCTCGGACTGGCGCTTGGGCGCCTCGAACTCGGCAGCCTGGCCCAGGGCCTTCCTCTCGGCCTGCTCCTGCAGCAGGCGCTGGTTCTCCAGGCTGCGTGTGGTTTCCTCGCGCATGCGCTTCTGCGCATCGCTGCTGGCCTTGTATTGGATGGCTGCGCCGCCCACCGCCGAAATCAAGGCCGCTATGGTGATTGGGTCCATGCCGTGCTCCTTACTTGGTACTGCCGCCGTAGGTCTGCGTGGGGGAGCTAACGCCATACCACTGCTGGCCAGGCGCCTGGGCGCCTTGCGCGCGGCCCATGCTGCCCTGCTGCGCCAGGTAGGCGCCGCCCAGGTCGTTGAACAGGCTGCCAATCATGGCGCCCGAACGCTGGCTGGCCACCTGTTCGGCGTTGGCCTTCAAGCCCTGCAGCGCCTGGGTGGCGGCGCTGCCGGTGTCGATGCCCGACTGCGCCATGCTCAACAGGCTGCTGCGGGTGCGCTCGTCGGCCAGCCTCAGGTCGGCCGCGCTCTGGTCGGCAATGCCACCAGCTCGCAACAGGCCCTCGTTGGTGCGCCGGTTCAACTCCTGGCCGGCGTCCACATCGACCGACCCGCCCAGCAGGCCGCTGCGGGCAAGGCCGAACTTATTGGCGCGCTGGGCCTCTGTCGCCTGGCGCTCGACTTCCATGCTGTTCAGCTCGCGCACGGTCTTGCGCTGGTCCTCGTAGAGGGTATCGCGCCCTGCGCCACCAAAGATGCCGTTTATGGTTTCGGTGGCCGCGCTGATGCGAGCCTGGCGGTCGGCCTCTTGCTGGCGAGCCTCCGCGCCTGGGTCGCCGCCGCCGCCCTTGAAATAGATGCGGATGCCTGCTGGGCTGTAGCCATCGTGCTTGGTGGTGATTTTCATGGGGATCTCCGTTACAGACTGGCTCGCACCACCTGGTAGGTGGTCGTGAATCCTTGTGCGCGCAGCAGCCTGGCCATTGGCGCGCTGCAGCTCGCTTCGATGAAGGTGGCGCCGGCTGTCACGCACCAGGCGCGAAAGTCGGACCAGAACAGCTCGGCGATGCGCTCGAGCTGGTGGCCACCCAGGGCGATGATGTTCACCCCCAGGGCGCGCGGGTAGAACAGGAACTCGAAGGACATCGCCATCACAGGAACGCCATCCTGGGTGGCCACCGCGGTGATGGCTCGGCCCTTCTCGGTCATGGTCTTGATGTCGTCCACCGTGAACTCTCCTCTGGCGGCCTGATCCACCACCGGCTGCAGCAATGGCGCTGCCAGGTGGAAGTTTGCAGCCGCCAGCTCGGGTGTCGTCATAAATGTCACCAGCATCAGATAGGCCCCAGGTCGTTGTAGTAGACGGTGACCGAATCCAGTCTGAATGGCTTGTCGTCGTAGTTGCGAAAACGCAGCGACAGCTCGGTGCCGGCGCAGTCCAGCGGAATCATCCCGCCTGGTCGGGTGTTGCCCTTGACGCGCACCGGGGCGGTGAAGGCATCGGGGTCGCGTACATCGAAGCCCATCGACACCTGGCAGCGGCCCTCGACCACCACATCCAGGCCATAGACCTGCTTGAGGTTGCCCGGCAGCTTGAAGTCCATGTAAGGCAGGTCCAGCAGCACCTCGAACTGGGTGCCGTCATCGGTGGCCGCATCGGGGTCGATCTTGTAGACCGAATCGCCAGAACGGATGTAGAGCACGCGACCCAGCTCGGCGAAAGCATCCACCGGCTGCGCCAGGAAATACTCGGACCAGGCTGCAATTTTGGCGGTGCGGCTGATGGTGTAGACGAACAGGCGGTTTCCAATCGCGCTGATGTATTGTCCGGTGCCGTAGAAGTAGAACGAGCGCGGCACGGCGGGCGCGGCCTCCAGCTGGGCGGTCACCAGGCTGTCAATGGGCGAGCCAACATCGACATCGGCCAGGTTGTTGGTCAGCTGCAGCGTGGTGATGCTGCGAAACCCGTAGTCGCTCAGAAAGTAAAGGTCGCCGGCCACGTTGGCCACCGAACGCGGGTAAGAGGTGCCCACGTTGTCCACGATGGTGTCCAGGCGCATGACGGTCGGGTCGGGGTCCACCACCCACACCTGGGCGCCATCTCGGCTCAGGGCCACCAGCTTGCCCTGGTACTGGCCCAGCGCGTTGGTGGCGCGGTCGCCTCGGCTGTTCAACCCGGTGGGCAGAAACCCGGCATCGGTGGCTGTAGTCCAGTCGCGTGGGGCGCCAGTGGCGCAGTAGCGCACCGTGTCGCCGGCGCCGGCGCCAGCTGCGAATATCTTGCTGGCCGCCTTGATGCACGCGCGGGTGTCGGGGCAGTTGGCATCGGCCACATGCGTGGGGCTGGCGCCATCGAGGTAGTGGTGCTCGACCAGGCCGCCGGTGTATTCCACCGCGGCATAGATGAAGCCGTTGAACACATCGGCGAATGGCACATCTATCACCGCCTCGGCGCCGCCGCTGCGGGTCACCTTATTGGCCTGGAACAGGGGGTTGGCGTGGGTCAACATGCCCTGGCTGTAGAAGGTGTGCAGCTTGCCGAACGCGGCGAACAGGCCCGCCGTGCCGGGCTCGAGCGTGGCCACCAGGCTCAGGCCTGGGCGCTTCTGCGTGGCCAGGCCGGTGGTCACATAGGCATTTTTCATCTGGCGCAGGCGGTTTGCGTCTGACACGCTGGCGCCCTTGCGAAGGTCAATACCCAGGTCGAAGCGGTCAAAAGTGATTTTGGACATTGCCGTATCCGGGTGGGGGTCAGTTGATGAGCAGCACGCGGCGGCGCGCGGCGGGCGGGAGCGCTGGCGGGTCGCTGGCGCCAAAAAACTCGGCGAGCAGCAGCGGACCCACGACGGGGTGGAGCCACAGGGGCGAGCCGCCCCGGGGAAAGCGAATGGCCAGGCTCATGGCGGCTTACAGGTGGATGATCTTGCCGGCGCCGCGCAGCGTGCCGCTGTTCGAGGTGCTGGGCAGAACCATGGCAAACAGGCATGCGCCGTTGGGCACTTCGCTCATTCCCAGCTGAGCCCAGTCTTTTTCGACCGCCAGGTTGGCCAGCGGCATGCTCACCGTGGTGCGCGTGCGCGTGAAGGTAAAGCCGAAGTTGCCCGCCGTGCCAGTGCTGGCTGAAAGCTGCACCGAGTTGATCCGCTTGATGTTGAGCCCCTGCTGTGCCGTGGTGCGCAGTGCTTTGACGCTGAACATATTGCCGTTGCGGATCGTGCTGCCCACGTACAGCGTGTTCAGGTTGCCGGTGCTGTTGTTGTCGAAGGTCACATTGATCGTGGCGTTCGATGCGGTACCGCCGCCGTCGGCGTACACCTCCAGCCATGCCTGCACATCGCCATAGTTCGCATCGCCGATGCGATCAGCGGGCAGGCCCAGGGCTTCCAGGTCAAGCGGCAGGTTCGTCGTCTGCAATGTCGTGACGTTGAGCACCAGCCCGCCCATGTGCGCGAGCCGATCTTGGATTTCGAGGGTCTGCGCGTGGTTGCTTGAGGCCGGGGCCATCCAGCCCAAATAGCTGCTCGCGGGCGCAACCTGCTGGGTGAACTGGATGGCGCCGAGCAGCGCGTTGGTGCACATCACAGCAGCGGTGGGGATCGCGCCCTGCGCGGGCTGGCCCGTGGCTCGGAAGAGGGAGCAAAACCGGCCAACGGTCTGGCTGTTTAGGGAGGCTTTGTCGAAGATGACCCGGCTTGAGTTTTTGGCCAGGGCGTGGGCGATCTGGTCTACGGTGATGCTCATGGTTTCAGAACTCCAGGGTGAGGGCCAGGGCGGGCACGGTGCCTGCCCTGGCGGTGGTGGTGAGCCAGACCCAAGACCCGGCGGGGATGGCGGCAACGGTGAAGGCGGTTACAGCGTCGCCGCTGGTGGTGCTGGTGCAGACCAGGCCGCCGGCCACCACCTCGGTACCGGGCGCGGCCAGATCGGCGGCGAAGCGCACGCTGTAGGTGAGGCTGGGGCCAGCGCTGGCGCCCGGCAGCGCGGCCACCAGCTTGCTCAGCGTGCGCGCCTCGCTGGTGAAAAACAGCGCCAGCCGCTCGCTGGCGGTGGGCTCGGGCAGCAGCAGCGAGCGCGCGGGGTTGGGGCCGGCTGGGCCGGCTGGGCCGGTTGGGCCGGT